TTAACAGGAAACTCGTATTGGCACGATGGACAGATCGCAGTTCTTGCATGCAGGATGGCTTGGCATTGCGGGCATTCCTTCTGCGGTGCTGGTTTCTTTTCAACATTGAATACGGTCTTGGTTTTAACCGGGTCAACGTCATCAATCGCACCGTGGGTTATTACGTTGTTCCCGTAATCAAGAAGTAAACAGTTTTCTTTCCCCGGATATGGCCGCATCCCTCTCCCAACAATCTGTACGTATTTCCCGGTACTTTTGGTTGCCATCAATAGTGCAATGAGATCACAGACGGGAGCATTGAACCCGGTTGTCAACACCCCAACATTTACGATGCAACGGATCTTCCCGTCACGGTATCGTTTGATAACGTCGTCTCGTTCTTGTGCTGGGGTTTCGCCCGTGATGATATGGCAAGTTATACCGTGGGATTCGATTTCTTGTTTGACGTGGGTTGCGTGGTCAACCCCGGCTGCAAACACCAGCCAAGCTTTGCGGTCTGCTCCGCATGAAACGATTTCTGATACCGCATATTTTACTAATTGCGGATCGTCTGCTGCGTGGGCAAGTTCGTTTGGTTTATAATCCCCCGCTTGGATATGAACGTTTGACAGATCAATCTTTTTTATCCCGCCTTTACTGATTACAGGGACCAAGTATCCCTGCGCTATCAGCGTCTTCATTTCACAACAATAGGCGATGCCGTCAAACAAAGCATCTTTGCCTTCGTGGAGCAACCCGCTATCCATCCGGTACGGGGTTGCTGTGAATCCTATAACAACAACCTTTGGGTTGGCAATCTTCATGTCGGTTATGAATTTGCCGTATCGTGTCTGTGCACTTCTGGATATCGTGTGGCACTCGTCAACAATGACGATATCTACTTTACCGAGAAGGAACGCTTTTGTAAATATCGACTGTATCCCGGCAAATATGATTTGCGCCTGGGTGTTGCGTTTGCCAAGACCTGCCGAATATATCCCGGTACTCGCTTCGTTCCAGTATCCTCGAAGTTCGGATTCGTTCTGCTCAATAAGTTCTTTGGTGTGAGTAACTACAAGAACCCTCACCTCCCGCGATACGGTACACACCTTACGGCAGAACTCGGCTATCAGTAAGCTCTTGCCGCTACCGGTTGGAGCGACAACAATGGGGTTCTTCCTCGTACCTTCGTCCCAATATGAAAAAAGGTTTTCGAGGGCGTCAAGCTGGTAGTCGCGGAGTTGAATAGTCACTGCACCCACCCCTGCAACTCGGTTGACGGAATTGCCCCGGGCCCGTTTGTTATTTTCCCGTAAGTTATTGTCCCGGATTCCGCATCTGCATCCGTCTGTTCCATAGGGACAAGCGCAGGAATAAACACGTGGCATGGATGAGGTTGCCGCTGTTCTAATGGTTCAAGAACGTGGTTGTCTTTCCCGCATATCCAACCGTCGTCAATGACATCTGAATATGCGCAGGTGCGGCAGTTGACTTCCGGAAGTTTCTTGTCGTGGCACGAATATCTGTGCTCACACCATTTGCATTTGAATGAATCAGGACCGCCGATCTTTTGCATTGGCACCTCGGCAAACACTATGCGGTCGGCTTTCAGTCGTAACCGATCGTACGTTTCTTTGTCGAAGTAAACACGCTCTGAATATATCTCGTCGGTTTCTTTACAGACTACAAGATACATTGCGCGGTCTAATCCGGACCATCCCATGTAAACCTGCATCTGGGCGTAGTGTTCATATTTGGCAACACGAACGCCTTTCGATTTCAGGTATGAAAACGATTTTGTGTTCATCGTTTTGCATTCGACAACATGCCACGTTTTCGGGGCTTCATCAAATCCCTTTGCAATGGCATCAAGGCTTCCTGCGTAATGCCCACCAAAGTCTTTGTAGTGGATCTGCTTGCCGGTGTCCGGGTCAACATCGTAAACCGTTATACCGGAGTTTTTGAGATCACGAAGAAGGCGGGTTTCTTGTGAATGCCCTGTTGCAAACAGGCGAAGCATCCTGCCATCGAAACGCGGGTTGGTGCACCACCGAAACGTGTACCAGATTTTGCGTTCGCATTCCTGACCAATCAGTGAGGCACCGAGATGATCGCGCCTCCAGTCGCCGTTGTTCTTTACGTAAGAGGCGTAAATTGTTTCAGCGGTGGTATCAGGTGCCACCGGAAGTTCTGACATAAAAATAAAACCGTGGAAACTCTACCGTTCCCAAGGCTTTTTGTTCTTTGGCTGTGCTGTTGCAGGTGCCGCCGTTTCAGCTTTCTTTGCTGCGGATGCAGGAGCGGTGCCGCTTACCTTTTCGCCCGTTGCCGTCTTGTATTCTTTTACGACGTTCGATGCTGCGAACTCATCTTTTGCCGGGCGGATGCCAAGCTTTACCATGAACGGTTTGTTGTGAAGTTCTTCGCTGGTTTTCGGTGCCATTACTCCGACAGAACGGCAGATGGACGAGAGGGCACGCTGTGCGATCTCCTCTGCGGTCTTGTTGTCGTTGACCAGGTTGAGACGGTCAAAGACTTTGCGGCCTTTGTATTCGCCATCAACAACGTCATAGACAAGCTGGAGATACTGACCCTTTCCATCCTTGGTGGGTTTCATCTCGCTTGCGGAAATGATCACGATGTAGTCTCCAAGCGGTAGCGGTTCAAAAGAGCCAAGAGGCTCAACAGTGTTTGCATCAAAGTTCAATTCGGGCATTTACTTTCCTCCGTTTGGAAGATACTTTGCAAATTCGGTCCAGTCGAGGGACACCATGTCTGGCATGTGATACCGGTTCTTTGCGGTATATGCCGGGGTTCCCTGGAGATATAATACCCTCTCGCCGGTTGTGAGGGCGCGGGTTCTCATATCTTCTTTGTCGAACGACCCTTTCTTTTTCTCTGTGGTGATCAGAGTTTTCGTGGTTGCGAATCCGATCACGTCGCTGTACTCTTCTGCAAGAGCTGCCGCCCGCTTATGCAGTTTCAACCCGTGGGTGTCGTATGCCGGATGAATGGGATCTTCAACTCTCGTAATTGTCCCGTGAGCAATAAGAACTACGTTCATGTTCTTGAAGTCACGAAGAGCAGTTACGTATTTGAAAAACTCGCGCCATTCGGTTGCGGTTTCAACATACCCCTTTCCATATCCCGGCGATTCGATTGAGGATGCACCGATACGGGTACATGTGGCCTGCCAGACCATCGGTTCAAGCCAATCAAGGCTGTCAACAATAACAGTCTTGAAGCCGTGCTCTTCCCTCCCGAGAGTGGCAAGTGCTTCCATCACTTCTTCAAATGTCGTTGCAAGTGGGAACTTGTCTGCTGGTATGTCACCCAACCCGTCTTCTGTTAGAATGAAGATCGGGTCCGGCGCACCTGCTGCAAACGTTGTCTTCCCAATACCCTGATGCCCGTACAAGATCATGCGTGGGGGCTTCGGGGAATTTTTAGAGATTGATTTCAGATCAATCATGGTGTGCTCCAATACGGTTGGTGTGTTTGGTGCGGTCGGGTTTCTGCGGTGAAACCTACTCGCACATTGATATTATCGTGATGAGTATTTATACCTTTGTTTTACAGAAAAAACAGAAAGGATTATATTGTTATAAGATTAAGATAAAAATCATGCTCACTGTTGAAGAGGTTTCAAAACGTCTTGGTGACAGGAATTTAAAAAAGGTTTCTGATAATACTGGAATATCATATCCGACCGTCTGGAAAATCGCCAACAACCGGGCGGGGAATGTTGGGTATGAAACCGTAAAGACACTTTCGGATTACTTGGAAGCGCAGGGTTGATTCGGCGTGTCTATTCACGACGCAGCATTGTATTATGTCAATACGCTTAACTGGCGTCTGGTCCCAATACCCCCGCAAACAAAAGGACCGACTACAACCGGGTGGAACCGCGTAGAAAATACAATATCAACTCCTGAAGCGACAGCGTATTGGAAAGCAAACCCCGACTGGAATATGGGTGTCCTGCTTGAACCATCGGGTATTGTATCCATCGACATTGATAACGTCGAAGATACGAGACTGATACTTTCAAACTTCGGGATTGATTACGACGAAGTTTTTAAAGACGCGCCTCGCATCGCAGGAAGGCCCGGGCACGACAAAGCATTGTTTGCCGCACCGAAGAACATACCACTTAAAACCCACAAACTCGCGTGGGAGAATAAAGACGATCCAACGAAAACCCACACCGTCTTTGAACTTCGCGGCGGGGATGTTCAAGACGTTTTACCTCCGTCTATTCACCCAGACACAAAGAAACCTTACGAATGGAAAACCGAGCCATCGGAAACAATACCTCCGTTGCCAAAAGAGATCCTTTCGATATGGTTAGAGTGGGATAAGTTCCGACCGCAGATCCAGAACATGTGCCCGTGGGCAACGAAGATATCGAAACCAAAGAAACCAAAGACGGATGCGAAACCCGCAGTATCCAGCGAAGACAACATCATTCAAAAATTTAATGATGCAAACCGCGTTGTTGATATTCTGACCAGGCACGGGTATAAGAGAATAACCAACGACCGTTACTTATCCCCGTTCAGTACAACGGGTCTTGCCGGGGTTCATGTGTTCCACGATGAGAACCGCATATTCTCCCACCACGGAAGCGAACCGTTTGACACGTCTACAAGCCACGACGCTTTCGATATGTTCTGCCATTTTGAATGCGGGAATGATATCAACACCGCATTGAAAGAAGCGGCAAAACAACTTGGTATACAAACCAAATCTGAAAAGCAAATCGAGCATGGCAAATCTGTTGCGACAGATATCATCAAATCGTTTGAACCGCAGCCGGAAGATTCAATTAAAAAAGAAATGGACGCCGCCCGCAAACGCGGGATGCTCCCTGACTTCCCGGAACTCGACGCGGGGTTTTTCAAGACGTATGTTGATCTCGGCAAGCGCGTATCATACTCGCTTGAAGAGTTTCACTTCGGGGCGCTTCTGTCGTTGGCGTCTATGGCAATCGGAAGGAAGGTTGTTATCAAAGTCGGGATGACCAGCATCTATTCAAACGTGTTCGCGCTGGTTGTCGGCCAGACTACCATCAGCGGGAAATCGGTTGCCTGCAACATGGTTGTCGATAATTTCGGTGGTGCCATAACTTACGAAGAGCCAATAGCAAAATGTTATTCGACAAACATCCTTCGCGGAACAATAAGCGAAGCTGCGCTCATCCAGGGACTTAACGACGTTTACAACTCGTTTTGGTACTATGACGACTGTGCCGGATTCTTTGAAGATGCGACAACATGGAACGCCCATGTTCTCGGAACCATGTGTTCGATATACGACGGGAGTGTTGTTGAACGGACGTTATCAAAACGGTCGAAGAGTAATGAGCAGTTCAAATGGTCCTGCCCGTTCCCGTTCGTATCGCTTCTGTTCAACACGACAACCGCAGATATTGAAGGGGTTGCCAACTCCAGGTTGTTCTCATCGGGATTCTTCCCGCGTATCATGTGGTTCTTTGGGCAGGGTGGGCAACCACGGAAGAACCAAGATATATCAACAGAAGATTTGGATCTGATAGAATCCATAAAACACGATATCCATGAACTGCGAGAATCCTTATCACCATTACAGAACGACAGCATCATTTTCGGTGTATGTGACATTATTGAGGATTGGAAATTAAAAGCAACAGAACATCGGCTTGGAAAAGAAGATGAAGGTTATAGGACCGCAGTTGCCAGGGGATTTATCCATGCCTACAAGATTGCAGTCATCCTCACAATGTTTGATAAGTCGTTCCAGAAACAAACCGTTGGATCGTTGTCGTTCCCGGTTCTCACCAAGATCCCAGACAAACACGCGAAGATGGCAATCAAGATCGTAGATCAATATCTTATTCCACGTATGATGTACGTATATGATCTATGCAGTAATATAGATGCCAAGAACCACCAAGTGATTGTCCTGAAAGCGTTGTCGCATTTCGGGGGGGTTGCTGACCGAACAAAGTTGTTGAGACAGACCAGACTTGGGAAGAAGGATCTGGATTCCGCACTTTTGACGCTCCAAGAATCGGGCGACATTGCTTGTAGGTGCGTAAAGAAAGAAGGTGTAGATAAACCGACAACGGTTATCATTAAACAGTAACGTTTAACTTTTTTTTTAGGAAATTGTG